GTCGCTCCTCCTTCAGGACGGCACTGATAAGCCCATGAGTATTTCGCACTGTTTTTGGCGAGTGCTTTTTGGCGTCCTCGTTTACAATCCTTTGTATCATGTCCTGCGTTATCTCAGATATCTGCACAGGCATTAGGGACTGTATCTCATTCTTCCGAATCCGTTTGTAATCCATAACCGTTCTGGGCGAGAGAACAGCGCTCCGGTCTTCAATGTACTTATCCAGCGCTTCACCGAAAGTGATTTTTTTACAAGTCAGGTCGATGCTTTTCTTCATCTGATAGTCAGCCGCCAGAAATTCTGCTTCCTTCTTTGTGGGCGCCGTAAATGATTTATAACGCCGTTTGCCGTCCTGGTCCGTGTGAGAGTACACCAGAATCCGCCACGATCCAGACGGGAGTTTTTTTGCTGTTGCCATAGTTAATCCTCCTTTTAGGTATAAAAAATACACCTATGCAGGTGTAGGAGGCTGTGGTATACTTTTCTTGTGAGGGAAAACATACCATCACCTCATGTGCTGTATAGTTTTCTTGATTGCCCCGGTGTTACCAGCATCGGGGCTTTTTATTTTTTAATTTGTTATTTCTTCAATATCTATCTGGTATCCAAGGATTTCTCCCATATCTTTACAATATCCTTTTACTGTGATAGGGTCGCCCTTTTTCATATTCATAATCAGTTCTTTTTGTGTCTCGGAAGTCATGTAACATTGGATTGTTGCCAACGAAAACTGTTCCGAATCAATCGAGATATATTTCCCGGAGCTGTCGATTGTGCCTAATGTTCCAGTGATTTGCAGATATTTATCAAGGTAATCATTCTGTGCTTTCATCGCGTTGCTGTTCAGAGCATCAACGAGGTCATCCGCAGTTACCTCAATATATTCTTTCGGAATTTCCGTTTCGATTGGATCGGCTCCTTCTGATACGTCGCTATTTGAATTTTCTTGCACGACTGTGGGCTGTTCTGCATCGTTGCTATCCGATTTCGGAACAAAAAGAGTTATGATCATAATGATTGATATAACAAGTGCGGCAATCCAAAGCCCCTTCTTGCGCTTTTTGTTTTTATTCTTAACAGCGTCGATTATAATTAAAATAATCGAGATTATGGATAAAGGTGCAAATATTAAACTAAAAAGTGAAACAACAAAAGCAGCTATGCTCAACCCTGTGTTTGTTTTTTTTGTGGTATCGCTCGTCTGGAGCTGGTCGTTCAAATTCTGCTGGCTCCCATTTAATAAATCGTTTGGCGCTCCGCAGTTTGGACATGTAGCTGCCTTTTCTGAGTATTCTTTCCCGCATTCGGGGCATTTGATAAGTGCCATTTTCTTATCCTCCTCATATGATATTTTGTTTGTTAATCGCCGCAGCGATATAACCATGTGTAACATTCTGTCAAAACCTGCGCAGTCTGTCGTTTTTTGTCGCGCAGGCTTGACGCTTCATCGCGTTTCCCTGCCCGCATCTGTTGAAATATATATATCTTTGTGCTAATATATAATCAAACAAATGTTCGTATTTGGGAGGGATGCACGATGGATTATAAACAGCTCATTAAAAATATGGTCGATGAGATTAACAATGAGGTCTTTTTAAAAAAGATATATTCATTTGTTAAAGTTTTCATCGAAAAGTAAGGGGTGGGAGCAGCTTTCAAGGTTGCTCCCTTTCCTTATATTTTGTTGCCATTGCATAGGCGATTTTCCGCAGCGCTTCCTTTGATGTTTCGTCAAGCTCCATATATACCTCTATCAAGTCCTTTATAAAGGTGTCGTCGCCCTTTGAGATCTGTCCGAGGTATCCTTCCAGTTTGTCACTTGCAGGTAGGTACATCGGTTCATTCCCATTCCTGATCCAGTCTTCATTTACGCCGAATTCTCTGCATATTGAGAATATGATAGCATTTGTAGGTTCGCGCCGCCCAATTTCATAATTTGCAATGCTGTTTCTTGCTAAGCCAAGTCGTTTTGCAAACTCTTCTTGTGTATATCCAAGTTCTGATCTCAATATTTTCAAGCGTTCTTTCATTATCTATCACCACCTTCCTGCCTTTACACTTATCATATCAGAAAAAAGTGCCATTGTCAACAAAATAGTTATTGACAAGAGTGTCAATGGGACGTATAATTGTGTCATAAGATACAAAGCGAGGTGATAAAAGTGAACATGTTGAAAGACGTAATAACAGCGGATGAGCAGGAAGAAATCAAGGAATTTGTTTCAATTCTCCTGCTTCTTCCGAAAGAAGACCGGGCGGTGCTGCTTTCTAATGCGAACGCTTTCCGGGTTCGCAGAGACTTAGAAAAAGCAGTAAGCGGCGAAGAGGGGAGGTGAGAGAAATGAGCGAGTATTTAAATAGGGAATGTGACCGTGTCCCTAAATTCCGAATGGAAATGACAGGGAAGCGGGGCGTTGAAATCTGGATTGACGGGGTAAATATTTCACAGGGCGTCCGTAGCGTTGCATTTTCAGCGGAAGGCTGTGAAAAATCTCCGGTATTAAATCTTTCGCTTGACGTTGGAGATTTTAGTTTTTTGCCTGAACGAAATCTAATATCAAGGGCAGAGACAAAAAAACAATCCACTACCCTTGATACTATTAAGGATGCTGTTAGAGAAGCGTTAGAGAAGTGAGTATGACATTATAACCCACTGACGATTCACAGAGATGAATCCGGCTTGTTCTAACTCATCCAGATAACGTTCTAAATATTCAGGAGGGAATCCAAAAGAGCAAAAATCTTCATCATGGAAGTGATTATTTTTTCGTTCTCGGTTTTCTCTCATAAAATTTAGAAGTTTTTCAGAATTTGTCTGCATAGAATTGCTCCTTTCTTTTGTACTCGGCTCTGGCGGGAGCCTGTGAGTACAGTATAGGACGGGGATAAGCAGGAAGCAAGAGATAGGAGGTATGGATATTAACGAAAGAGAAGACAGCTTTGCAGTAGAAGTCATCGAAGAAGCAAAGCAGGAGACAAAGAGATGGCGCATAGCGTGGGAAATCACGATGGCCGCGCTGATTTTATCAAATCTATATTGGATGTGGAGGTGAAAGAGATGCCGAAAACAAAAGCACTTGGGGTGTATGCGGACCGCAAAGAAGCCGTCCGGCGCGTCATCAATGTCGGACTGGCACGCAGCGGGCTGACAGGGAAAGACCTTGACCGCCGGAACATAATAAACAGAAACACCCTCGTAAAGCGGAAAGCAGAAGGCGAAACAATCCGGTTGGGAGAGATATGGGCGCTTGACAGAGTATTACATTTTACGGATGACGAGATCTTACAGATGTTCGGGAGAGAAAGAAAGTAAGGTGGACAAGCTATGGAAGACCTTATGTTAGGAATTGCGACAAATTGCCTGACAGCGGCATTGATTCTGTGGGAAACAACAGACCTGCAGTGGTTCCCGGCGACGCTGGCAATTACCGCAGCGGCAGCGTTTCTGATCGGCGCGCGGGAAATGGTAAAAAAAAATGATGCAGAGCTGTAATCTTGGGGGACTGGTTCTGCATCGGATGATCTTTTGTGGAGATCATCTTTATTATAAGACAAGAATGGAGAGAATGCAATGATTTTATCAGAAGATGGCAAAGTGAGAATTATGGGGACGGGGTTGAACGTCCTTAGAGATTTTGCAGTAGCGTCTGCGTCGGTAACGAAAAGCCTATTAGATGCTGGGGTATCGTATGAAGATGCGAAGAGTATCATGAAAAAAACGCTTTACGTTGGCATGATAGAAGCATGTAAGAAAAAAAATGAAACGATACCAGAGATGGAAGAGATGAATAAGGCCGTGAATGAGTTTTTTGATAAATTCCGCGACATGTGGAAGGATGAGTAACATGTATACAGAACAGCCGATAGATGAATACAATGAAAGCCTGGATACGGGAACTGAATTAAAGGCGCATAAGCGCCTGAGAAGAATAATGCGGATAACGCAGGAGATTGAACAGGAGGAAAACAAAGAAGATGAGCACATTATATGAGATCACAGGGCAGTATTTGGAACTATATGAAATGATGGAATCAGCGGATGAGTTGGAGATGAAGGTTATCGAAGACACGCTGGACGGCATGGACGGCGAACTAGAAGAAAAGGCGGAGAATTACGCAATCATTATGGCGGAGCTGGATGCGGAAGCCGCGAAGTTTGAAAAAGAAACTGATCGCCTTGCGGCGCGCGCGGAGCAGTTACACGGACGGAGCGCGATGCTGAAAGACAGGCTAAAGAGAGCAATGGTACTTTGCGACCGGAAGAAGTTTAAAACAAACCTCTACTCGTTTGCAATCTGCAAAAACGGCGGCGTCGCTCCGATGGAAGTGGATGATACGGCAGTCCCAGACGATTACATGAAGAAAATCCCTGACACGTCTAAGATTAGAGAGGCATTGAATGCAGGAAAAACCCTCACATTTGCTGAATTGAAGGAGCGCGGGGAGCATCTTCGGATTAAGTAGGAGGCGGACATGAATAAATTTAGAGAGCTGAGGGCGGATGAGATTGAATGCCGCGTGTCCACAGTAAAAGAGAACGGCTGCTCACTATTGCTGTATAAGGATGCAAGATGTGACATGAACATCCTCGACGAGGCTGTAGGCCCGATGAACTGGGAGCGGAAGCATACGCGGGATAATGCGAATTGTACCGTAAGCATTTATGACAGCGAGAAGCAACTTTGGATATCAAAAGAGGACACGGGCATAGAATCCTTTTCGGCAAAGGAAAAAGGACTTGCATCCGATAGTTTTAAACGCGCCTGTTTTAACTGGGGCATAGGGCGAGAGCTGTATACTGCGCCGTTTATATGGATTCCATCTGATAAAGTGCAAATATCCGGGACAAAGCCTAAATTTACGACATACGATCGTTTCCATGTCACGCAGATCATCTACAAAGATTCCCGGATTGTGGCACTTGCTATTAAAAATACCTCCATTAACAAAATGGCTTTTGTGTATGACATAAGGGGCAAAGGGAAATCATGAATGCGTTTGTGAGGATAGAAAAGTACAAGGACACCGACAAGGGGACAGACTTAATTATATCCGTCCCGATTAAAGGCCTCGGCGAAGTCCTCAGCAAAAAAAAGATTAAGGATGCAGAAATCCGGCTGGATGATGGACGGCATATATCCGCCGAGCAGCGTAAAAAGGCATATGCGACGATCCGGGACATAGCATCTTATACTGGCTATCTTCCAGAGGAGCAGAAGGAGTGGTTGAAATACTTACATATCGTGAAAACAGGATGCGGATATTTTAGCCTTGCAGACTGCTCTATGGATACGGCGCGGGAGTTTATTAACACCATATTGGAGTACGCGGTGGAAAATGGAATCCCATTAACGGATAACGCTGTGGAACGTACCGATGATATTAACCGATACCTGTATTTTTGTATAAAGCATAAAAAATGTGCGATATGCGGAAGAGATGGGGAAATACATCATTGGGATGCTATCGGCATGGGAAACAACCGCAATACCCTAGACGATTCGGACCATCGAAAGATATGCCTATGCCGGGAGCATCACACAAATGCGCATCA